GTGTACCGTCCTGACCGTCTCATCGAGGATACGGACGTTCCTGAGTTTCCACCTGACCACCACCGCTACCTCGTCTACAGGGCCTGTCAGGAGCTTTTCGTAAAGCATGACAACTTGCAGCATTCTGAGATGTACCGGAGAAAAGCAGACGTTGAGTTACTGAGAATCGAAAACCTCTACCTCTCGGAAGGAGCAGGTTATTGGATTAAGAATGGTTATCGCGAGAGTCAAATGAGCTATCGCACATCCACCACTCTAAGTACGCGGGGATAGAATGGATCCAAGGCTAAAGCTTGAGGTTCCTCGCCTTGATGGCGTCAATGAGCTTCTGCCTCAACCGAATGGTTCTGCCACTAAGGTGGAGAACTTTACGGTGGATCCCTCTACAGGTGGATGGGATAACCGTATTGGATATGAGAAGTTCTTTCCGAATGCCGCCGTTTATCTACCTTTTCTTCTTGAGAAGAGAATCCACAGTCTCTACATTTGGAGCACTCATAACGGTGCTCGAACTTATCATTTGTTTGAGTCTGAAAACCCTGCATCTGCTCGCTGCAATCTTAGATATACAGTTGGAAATCCTGGTGGAATCGTAGAGGTTGATACGTTCCGTCGCGTCCCTACACTCGATGAACCCGTCACCGACTACGAACCATTTGGTCGCTACCTCATCATCGTCAACGGCCACGATAAGCCCCTGAAGTTTGATGGTGAGAAGGAGGGTGATAGCGTTCGCCCATTAGGTTGGGACCAAATCCCTGGTTCGCCCACTCCTTGGATCCCAGACGTTGCAAACGTAAACCGAGGGAATAATCAGTGGTTTGCTATGCAGGCCCCGGACGCTACTGCAAACTCTTTATTCGGTGGTCTTCCTACTGGTTTCCAGAAGAACTATGGACTCGGATATACTACGAACAACGCTAAGAATAGCTATCGGTGGCGTGTCACGTTCGTCAGTGAAACAGGAAGCGAGAGCCCAATGTCGGCACCTTCTGAGCTTTCGAGTTGGATAACTGATGGCAGTGGTGCTTGGTTTTCTAACTTAAGACATGCTGTTTATTTGGCAGATATTCCGAAGGGTCCAGCAGGAACTGTTGCGCGTCGCATTTATAGAACCAAAAACATGGGTGACGGTGGAACAGCAGATGCTCAATCCGAGTATTACTTCGTTGCTCAAATGAGCAATAACACAGAGACTGTGTACACTGATTCTACTCCGGACCAGTTCTTAGTCACTCTCGCACCAACTGATACTGCCAGTGTAATCTTCCCGTGTCCCGGTGCTCGCTTTGCTGCTACGTTCAAGAACTGTCTGTTCCTCGATGGTGGGCAGTCTGACCCTACTCGTGTGTATTACTCGAACCCACTGAATCCCGATTCATTTTCTGCATCTGATTACTTTGATGTAGGTGTTCGAGATGGTGGCGACATTACTGGGTTGTTTGCTTATTACAACAGCCTCATCCTGTTTCGAGAATCTTCTATTGAGTTGGTGCGTGGGGATCCCGTCAACGGATTCAATGTTGTGCCATTCATTCAGGGCATTGGTTGTAGAGCAATCAACTCAGTGACTGCTGTCCCTGGCGTGGGAATCCTGTTCTTAGGCAATGATGGCGTCTATCGAATCTTTGGCGGCCTTGATGGTGGTTCTCAGGTTCAGATTGAGAAGATGACCCCCAACTTGGTCAAGACTCAGAAGCGATTCAATCCTGCTCTTTTGGCTCGTGCGTCTGCTACTTACAGCCCCAAGTGGAGAGAGTGGCATTGCTATATGCCTGTAGATGGCGAGGAGAAGCCAGCGCTTGGCTTGGTCTACCATGTAGATAAGAACGCTTGGTCTACACGCACAGGCTTTCCAGTGGGCTGTATTGCTGCTGACCAGAATGGTGAGCTTATCTTTGGTCACAACACAGGCAAGCCGAGTGGTATCCCAGCTACCTGGGAGACTGGTCTGTTTGTTATTTCGAGAGCAAGGCAGGCGGGCTATACAGTTAATGATGATGGAGATGCTGCCATTGCAAACGCTGCGCCTACCAGCATTTACAAGTCCAACTGGATGGACATGGGCAAGGCGGCACAGAAGAAGTTCGTCAAGTACGTCTACTTGCACGTTATGACGAAGGGGAACAACGCTATCCCCTTAAAATACTTCAAAGATTTCGACTACGATGGCATCACGTCTTCTGGTGAGAAGATGCAGCGTGCAGACCATCCAGACCAAGCGGTATTCAACACTGCAATCTGGGACACTGCTGTATGGGAAGACCCGATGTTCACTACTGTTCGCTACCCTATTGCGCTGAGTGCTGCCTCGTTCTTTGCCTTTGAAGTGGAAACAAACAACGACTTTGTTCTTGTGGGCTACTCGCTTGAGTTTGCTGCGAACAAGACCCACACCATCAAGGGTAAACGCTAATGGCTTTCAAGTGGACAGAAGGCGACCACCGCAGTGGGAACATCCTCGATGCGGATGAGTTCAACACCTCATTCAACAATGTAAAGGGAGAGATTAACGGGGGATTAGATAGGGAGAACCTGCCAAATGCAAGTGTGTCTAATGAAGAGCTGGCTTCAGACGCAATGGTTAAGTACGTTGTAAAATCCGGCATGAGGGCACAAAACACCACCTACTCCAATGCCATATTCACAGATGGGTCCACCCCTATTCCTCAGTCTGTTCGTGCGTTCAACTACAATAGATATTCTGGTGGTTGGAGAACCAATGAAGCCGAGAAGATAACCAATGAAATCTTCCAAGAAGGAATGCTTCACATCGAATACAACGGTTGGTATTGGTTGAGAAATCACGTAGCCACCGCATCGTCTGCAAGAAACACAAATGAAAAGCACTGTCAGATTTGGTGCCAGTTTCAGATTACTTTAGATGGCACCCCGGTTATTACTGGCGGTAAGCACTACCAAAATGTGGGACAGATTCATTTGGTTGGTGATGTGCCAATATCTACCGGCAAGCACGATATTGCTTTGAGGTGGCGGTTTGCTTCTTGGCCCGGTTCTTTTCCGAGTGGAGCAACCACGATCACTCAACCTGTGTTTTACTATGACGGTGGACAACTCACAGTCATCAATAGGTATCGCTAATGGCTAAGATTACTACGACCAATGTCGAAGCTGGTGACGCCACAAGCGTGGCAGCAACCAATGCCGGATTTACCGCTGTTCAAACTGCCACTGCAACAGGCGCATTGAACGAAGAAAATGTTCGATCTGAGGGTATTGATAGAAGGCAGTTGGCCCTTCATAGCGGAACCGGTTCTACGGGACGAATGGAGCCCTTGGTTTACATGCAGATGGAAGATAACCTGAACTCAGGCGCGATTGTTGATACTGTGTACACTGGTCAGAATGGTACGCAAGAGTTCGCAGTTAACGGGCCTCCTGATCTTTTACTGAACTTTACCGGCTTGCCCGGTGGATACTTGGCAATCAGTACAGGCGATTTGATTCGCATTCACTATACGATTTATTTGAAATCACACACAGATACAACCTATACATCTGCGGGTAGTGACAACGCTGCTGATCCTAACAGGCAGAACAATCCTGCTGATGGTATTGGTCTTCTGTTCTTCCCTACTTGGCAGTTGACAGGTGGTGGAGCAATGCAGGTTCTTCCAAACGAGGAGGACTTGTTGACTAACTTTGGTCCCGGTGCTGGAGTTACGATTGACAACACTACGTCCAGAACTGACGCTGTTTCTTTTGTATCTTTAGAGGGAACTGGAACAGGTGGTGGTGCGTCGCGGTTTGGTGGAAACACCACCCGCATGGTTCATGGTACATGGAGCCACGTAGCCACCACAAACTACACTGTTTATGGCATTCGTCTATATGGACGTGGCCCTATGGTTTACCAAGGGGATGGTTCTGGGAATAGGCAGTTGTATGTTCCAACTTGGGCTGCTGGTAGATATGCAACTGCTTATCTGGATATTCCTCAGTCTGGATCAACATTCAACTTTACTCTATCTAATGGTCAGCTTGGCATCGTTGTAATGAGGGGAGATAGCTAAATGGGATACACTCCACCGAACTCATTTGGTGCTGGCACAGTTATTTCCGCTGGCGATGTTCAGGAAAACCTTGATGCTATGAACAAGTATGTGGATGGCGCTGTTGCTTCTACAGACTTAGCAGTAGATGGTTGGGTCCAATCCAAGCACATTATGCGAGGCCATTACAATACGATTGTAAACATGCACTCCTTTGTGAGTGGTTTGAATGGTGGGCATGTTGCAGACCCTGCTGATATGTCTTTTATTGGAGATGGGCCAACAGGTAGAAACAACAAGACAAACCCTGACCTTGTTCCTTTTCCAAACTCTACAATAGACTTCCATCTCACCGCTGCTGCGGATGTGATGTTTCAGTTTTCTGCGTATCCTCACACACCAAGTGTGAACGGTCTTGTTTCTCCTGCTACTACCTTCGCTACATTGTTTGTTGATGGCGTGCAGGCCCTTCAAACACAGTGCGCCACCAACCACATTATCTATACGAACAGTTTCCAAGATAGTGATTTCTGGATTCCTCACTACCAGAATGTTTGGTCTGGCTTCTTTATTTCTAAGAACCTTGCTGCTGGTGATCACACCATTGGTATTAGAGGAACAACATCAGGAAGGCATAGTTTTCTCACACATTGGTCAGTAAGCCTTGAGGCTTTCTATAGGTAGGATTTATGGCAAGTAGATTAACAGGAGCCTTAGAAGGCGCAGCAACAGGTGCGGGTGTTGGCACTTCGATTAGTCCGGGTGTTGGCACTCTTGTTGGTGCCGGTGTTGGTGCTTTGGGTGGAGCCCTCACAGGTGGTGAGACGGAGGATGAAAGAAGGCGCAGGGAGAGGCTTGAAGAGCTTCAGCGCAGGCAGGAGCTTGGTACGCTTGGTCTTACTGACGAAGAGATGAATGTTGCCTTGGGCCAGGCTCAAGGTGCTTTGACTCAGCAACAGCAGGCACAAGCGGCACAACAGGCTGGGCTTCTTGCTACCCAAGACTTAGGTGCCGGTGCTGTTATGAGGCAGCGTCAAGAAGAGGACAGCGCTAAAAGAAAGGAGATGGCCGAGGCTCGAAAAGAGGTTGACCTCTTAGACCAAAAGGTAAAGTCTCAAGAAGAGAAGCTCTTAATAGAGGAAGAGGCGAAGGCGATCAAGCGCCGGGAAGAAGACCGTTCCGCTATGCTTGAGGCTCTTGGGAGTGTTGGGGCAGAGCTTGCGGAGGCTGCTGGTGAGCAGAGCATGATAGAGTTTGGCAAGGCCAAGATACGCGCAAGAAAAGAATCTAAAGCAGAAAGTAGGGAGAAGGCGATAAAGGCTGCCGCTGGTGGTGCCTCTCTCTCGCAAGCACAGCAGGCAGAAGGCGTGTGGGGTCAGGGTGGTTTGCCTAAACCTGCAACACGGGCTCTCCATAAGATGGCGGCTGTTGGCGGTAGTGCCACCCAGTCGGATAGCTCTTTGGCGCCTGTGCTTACAGCGTCTCTTAAAGAACGTGCAGCAGCATCTATTATCACAAGCGGTGTTCCTCCTGAGATTGCTGAACAGTTAATAATCAGGGCCGGGGGAGATCCTGAGATTCTTAAAAGCTACATAGAGAAGTACGGGGGTAGACTCTAATGCCTACGAATGGCCAATCATACGCTGCCACTTATGTGAACAGCATAGAATCATTTTGGGAACAAGAGAAGAACGATTCCAGAGCTATCCTTTTGACAGAGGAAAAGAATCGTAAGGCTTATATGGAGTCTCTTGAGCGCTCCATTCGCGCCGCTGATGACGATATTCGTGCTTGGACCAAGATGAGCGGTGACATGAATCGCGCTGAGCGCAAGCTTCTTCTTGATAAGCAGAGATTGGCTTACCGCTCCAGGGGTCGCGCTTCAAAAGCAGCGAGTGCTGTTCGTAGTGGATTTGATAAGACTCGCCTAAAGGCAGCCAAAGCTACGGCGGGCAGTTCGGAAGAAGCGAACTCGATTGCACGTATTCTAAGTGGCTTGAAGTCAGCAGGCGAAGACGATCAGGTTCGGAACATTGTGCGCCAACTTCAACAGTCTGGTCGGCTTACCTCTATGTTGGCGGGTGAAATGGCTGGTCTGACAGGTAGGGCTGGCAGTGCTTCAAAGTTGTCGGTTGGCATGGGCGCGTATGATGCTCTAAAAGAAGCCAATGCACAAGCAAAGAGAAGTGGATTGCAGGGTGTAGATGACCGTGTTCTCCGTAAAGCGGCTGCTCAGTTGGCAGGAACAGCCCCAGGTGGTCTAAACGAAAAAGCCTATGAAGCAACTATGAAGGTTGTCTCTAACAAGGCAGCCTCTTCAGTTCGTTCTCGTGCTTCTGAAGATCCCGCAAATGTTATTGCTGATGAGTTGCAGGGTGCTGGTTTCGATTTGGAAACCTTTATGCCTGCCATTGAGGCTTTCGGTCTCATTTCTCGTAGGTCTGATCTCCAACAGCGTCTTGAGAAAGAAAGGTCAGAGGTTGTTTCAGATATTGAAGGCGAGGCAGAACAAAGATTCTTAGAGCGTGTCGGTGATGTAGACACTGGATTAGAGTTTGGTGGTGGCTTCTTAGGTTCGATGCGGTTCGCTGCTCAGAACAAACAAAAAGATGCTGAGCTTGATACAAGGATTGCCGGGATAGACGCTGAAGAGGCCCAGCTTGGTGCGATGTCTTCTGATCAAAAGCTTCTATTGCGAGCTTCTGGAAGAGCATCTCAGTCCTTTGCAAAGCATGGTGCAAATATTCCACCTGGGGTCAGTCCTGAGCTTTGGAAGCTTGGTAGTCAGATTGCCCAGATGAATAAGAGCGGTGGCTTCTCATCAAAGGAAGAGGCCGTGGTAAAGGCTCGCGCCCTTATGAACCAAATGCCGTTCTCTAAGAATCTTAGCCCAGAACAAAGAGAGAACAATCTTCTGCAACTCATGGAGTTCTCAACAATCCAGCAGATGGGTGACTTCCCACCAATGCCGGAAGATGCTGCTCTGCCAGAGGATAACCCAGACATGGATGTCGATGAGAATCGCGCCCAGAACACCAAGAAGGTTGGCGGTACACGCTCAAGGAAACGTAAAGGAAAGCCCGGTGATCCAGCGGTTGCTGTTGTGTTACCTGAAGGGCAGCCTGTAACCGTAGCAAATATTAAGTCTGGTGCTACTGGGAAGTTTTCGCTCAGTGATATTGAAAGCAAAGCGATAGCTCGCTTATCGAGAGCAAGAACGGGGAACTGGTTGGGCGAGTTTGGCTTCGATAGAGGAGGCGTATATATCACTACCAAGGATGGCAAAAAGTTCAGGCCGGATTCAAACGCTGCCAATATGAGATCTGGAAACAAAGAAAACATAGACACGCATCTTGCAGAACGGAAGCAGCAAAACCTTCTGCTGTCAGGCAAGCTTCAGAAAAAGTTTATTGAGAAGTATGGTCGTGAAGACGGACAGCTTAAGTTCAATAAGTTCATTGGTGAGCTTGCTACCGAGTCGCAGCGTGCGAAGTCAAATCCCGCTAATGAGCTTAAAAAGCATTTCTCTGGAGGTGTTGGCAATCTCGGTAGAGGTAGTATTACAGGACCAAAGAGCACACAGTCTTATCGGCGAGCAGCTTATTATCTAAAGCGTCAGAAGAAGATCGCAGAGCAGGCACACATGGCAACTCTTCTTGATATTGCGCTTGCGGGCGATCTTTCTACGGCTAAAAACAAACAGGGGAAGGAAGTAATCCAACTCTCGGTTGCTCCATATCTACGAACAAAGCCTAAAGCTGCCGAGGCTCTTGGTTTAAAGCCGGAATCAGAGGGTGACTTTGAAACACAGTTGGTTGAGTCTTACGCCAAGAAAGCTAAGGAAACCGACTATCAAAGAAGGCTTGATGCGACACATGCCAAGTCTAAAAAGCCAGCCGAGGATTTTCTTGGTGGTCAGATCGTTGTAGAAGAAGAACCCCAACCACTTTGGGAAAGCCCAGACTCGTTTATGTGGAAAAGAGATGATGAAGGTAATCTGGTATCTGCACCACCTACTAAAGAATGGAAGGCTCTTAACGAAGATCCTGGTGAAGATATTTTGTTGAGCGCAGTAGATAAATAGAACATGGAAGTCTAAAGTGGCGACTGGTGATTACATCATACCGGAAGATATTCGATCTTCTTTGAATCCCGAACAACTCTCTATCATTGATGAGTTCGATTCTGAGTATGGTGTAGGCAATGAGGCATCCTTTCAGATGGCTCAGGATTTCTTGCAGTTTGCATCTGAGGCCCCCCCTCAAACCAAGCCCACAGAAGAGCCTTCTGAAAGAACACCGAGACAGTTCAGGGCTCCGGTAAGTGAAGCGGATCTTTCTTCTTTAGAAGCGAATGTTCTCAATACAATGGTCAAGGACATTCAGCTTAACGAAGGTCTTGACTACATTGAAGCAGAGCAAGAGGCCATCAAAAGGATCAACGCCAAACGAGAGTCTTACCTTGAAGGCAAAACCATAGAGGGCGATGTTGTATCTGCTTCCTCCGAGGATGAAATAAGAGAAGCGGACTCCGCTTATTCTGCCTTTCTTAAATCTCTTGGCCCTCAAACAATCAAGCTTAGCCGTCAGGAGCGTATTGCAGAGAGTGGTATTTCTGACAGCGAGATCAATAGACTGCGCGAATACGTGATTATTGAGTCTAAAGTAGAAGCAAGGAAGCGAGCCAAGGAGCGGGGGTTCTCGCCGGAGGCAGACCTTGAACTCTTCATGGAGGTTGAGAAAGAAGAGCAGGCTCCTTTGATGAAGGACAAGCTCCAGAGTCTTGCTGTTGACTGGTACAACAATGCTAAGAAGAATGTGCTCGAAGAGAACGGTCTTGATCCAGAGGGTGACTTCCCTTCTGGTGAGCAAGGCCAAAGGCTAAAGGATGAAGCCAAGAATCGAGCAGACGCTGTGTATAACTACATAACACCATTGGCTTTTTGGGACTTGGGCGAAGTAAAAGTCGATAATGAACGGTTGGTTCCAGGCGCGAAGGGAGATTATGAATCAAGGCTTTACAAGCGAGTAGCAAAGAAAGACAGTTGGACAGACCTTGATATTGGTGACCTTGCAGGTGCTGCCTTTTACAGCAACTGGCACGATTACGATCCTGATACCGGTGCTGTTTCTGAGACTTGGCTGAGTGCCGCTATTCGTGACATCAACCTAATACCTCGCGCTATTACTTATCCGATCATTAGAGCCACCACATGGGATATGAATCCTGACACTGGTGAGGCTTATGACAAAAGCGATCCAATGTATAAGCTTTCTCGCTGGCAAGAGAAACAGCTTGAAAGCGGTAACTTCTTGGAACAGGGTGGTGCTTGGCTGAGCGGTTTATTCCTTGGTCATGGCTACAACATAGACGAGAGCATGTACACGGGTTCA